GGACTCTCGATTCGGGTTAACGTCTCAGTTTGTTCGACGTGCCAGCTGGCCAGGTGAGTCAGGGTCACCCGTACTGAACGTACAGAGCCGTGTAGGTCTGCTGGTCTTTGGGGGCAGTGAAGTACTCAGCCAGTATGGCGGAGTCTTCCCCAGCCCTCAGCCGCTCCTCGCATTCGATCTGCCTAGCGAGGGTAATGCCAAAACGAGTTTCATAGAACATTCTTGCTTTATCTGTGATAATGCAAGGTGGAATTTGCGTCTCATCGTTCGGGTATTCTTCGTGCCATCCGTCGCGGACAAAGCGGGCTTTGAGTCCACGTGTGAAACGGAGGCCGGCATCTGCTAGCGCGCGTGATATCGGCGAAGAGGGATGTTCGTACGCCAAGGACAAACACTTGGCCCGAAGTAGTTCCATCGCAACCTGATCTCCGGCCTGGATGCATGAGTGCGTCCAGCCGAAGTTCGCCAATAGCGCCGCAGGGTCCTTCATACCGATGTTATCTTCCGAGATGACCCCACAGAACGAGGCATGGCAAGGGTGATCGGTAGCCTCGATCTTGATATAGAATCCTAGCTTCTCATAGTCACTCGGCACAGGTAGCGGCCCATCATCATAGACCGCAGCGATTCCATCGTCACCTTCGACCAGAATGTCGGCCTTTCTGTCCCTCATAAGAAATTTGAAGACCATCAGATTCACGAAGCCATTTCCCAGCGAGGTACACATGTCACCGGACATTCGTCGCCCACGGAGTGTGTAGCCGACACCCGAGGCGCGCATGTAGCCGTGATTTGTGCCCTTGATGGTTGAGCAGATCGTGTTCGATAGTTCAGGAAAGTTCTGGAGCATGTACGCATAGAGTTTGAGCTCGCATGCGTCCATGAGTTTCGGGACGTGTGAGGCTTCGAATGAAGAATAGTCAGTTCCGAAATAGCGGGCTCCGGACCTGGCCAACTTGGCAATTCGAGCTGGTCGCTCAGAAACGGGAACGTGTTTTATGAAGGAAGGGTGTTTGTAGACCACGTTCTCGATCGATTTGAAGGCTGGTCCAGCGACGCACTTGAACGCGTCGTGGCGAGAGTTGATGCCGCGGGGCAGCTTGAACGTCTCGTAGTTCTCAGTCTTCTGGAATGAGGCAACCTTTCTGCGCAGTTTCCTGGGGCAGGTGCCTTGATATCGCTGGTGGACCGTTCTGAGTTCGGTCTTGCGCCATTCCGGGTAGGAAGTTTCTTTTAGCCACTCTTCAAAGGACATGACACTTGACAAAGGAGTGAACATCTTCGGAAGTTCATCGGAGACGAATTTGTCAAATTCATTTAAAGTTTCTTTATTTATCTCAGGGAGTTTTCGTCCTAGTCGCTGAGATATGCCTTTTAGTTGGGTCATCGGGTCATTTGAGTCGCAGCATATTGGAGCAAAGCCAGGTACGGCACCGAATGGAAGTTGCCTATACATAACTCGGCGTTTCCTGGGGAGTCTCTGTTCGTTAAAGCTAACTTTAACATCGGGCGAGATATCCACAGGCACGGGGAGCCACCCCTCACAATATTTTACGCCTACAGCGAAACGCCTCTTGGAGCAGCGCCGCGTGTGACGCCATGGGTGCCACTGACCACCCGGCTGAGAAAATCCTCATAGTGAAGGCCCAGGAACGCTTGCAGCCCGAAGAAGCGGAATCGATTCGCATTGTCGAAGAACTCGAGCATGGATGGAAGACCCGCCACAACTGCACAGTGTGTGGAAGCGTTGTACCGTAAGGCACAGGAACGATTGGCAATGAGCTGCGCATTCGCCGTCGCTACAGAGTACTCAGCTCCCCAAGTCTCCGTGAAAACAGCCGACGCAATCGCAGGACAATGCTTCCACAA